TCATCCATGGCGCTGACGAAGCATTCCATGCAATTACTCCTGAGGTTCATGAGAATACTCAGAGGTTCATCTCTACCTTCGAAGACAATATTGAAAAGAACAAGAAGAAGAAAGAGAAGAAGGCTCTTGAAAACTTTATTGAGGATTGATTTGTGGCTAAAATTGCATTAATTACTGACACCCATTTTGGTGCTCGCAACGACAGTGAAGTTCTTGCAAATTTCTTTGATCGTTTTTACTCTGAAGTATTTTTCCCTTATCTGGTTGACAATGGTATCAAGGAAATCATCCATCTTGGTGATGCCTTTGATCGCCGCAAATACATCAACTTCCAGTCTCTGTCTCGATGCAAGAAGTATTTCTATGACCATCTGGTCAAGAACAATCTGTTTCTGCACGAGATCGTAGGCAATCATGACACCTACTTCAAGAATACCAACGATGTAAATTCTCCTAACTTATTGCTCGGAGAATACGAGAAGTATATGGGAGTTTATTCTGACCCTACCGATGTGACTATTGGTGGTCGCAAAATTGCATTCATGCCTTGGATTTGCTCTGACAATTTTGATGCTGCTATGAATGTGATTGACAATTCGGATGCTTCGGTTCTGATGGGTCATCTCGAACTCAGTGGTTTCGAAATGCATCGGGGGGCTGTCCACCAAGGTGGTATGACTGCTGAAGTGTTCTCTAAGTTTGATGTGGTAATGTCAGGTCACTTCCACCACAAATCCAGCCGTGGCAATATTCACTATCTCGGATGCCCGTATGAGATGACATGGTCGGACTATGGTGACCAAAAGGGTTTCCATATTTTCGACACCGAGACAACTGAATTAACTTTTATTCCGAATCCTCTTGCTTTATTTCACAAAGTACAGTATAATGATATTAAGTGGAAAGATGCAGAAGAACTAAATGCATTCGACTTCTCTAATCTGAAGGATACGTTCGTCAAGGTCATCGTCACCAATAAGAACAATCCCTATTGGTTTGATCTGTTTATGGATAAAATCGAGAAGGCCAACCCTGCTCATGTTCAGATTGTTGATGACAACTTGAATCTGGATATGGTTGATGATGAAGAGATCCTTGAGAATCTAGACGATACGATGACAATGCTACACAAGTCTATCGACAGTATGCAAGTAGAAGTAGATAAGACGAGACTTGATGCTCTAATCAAATCTCTATATAATGAGGCGCTGAATTTGGCATGATCCTATTTAAAAAGATAAGATATAAAAACATTCTATCGACAGGTAATACATTTACCGAGATCGACCTGCTCCAAAATCCAACCACTTTGGTTATTGGACAAAATGGTAGCGGCAAGTCAACATTCCTTGATGCCTTGTCGTTCGCATTGTTTGGGAAACCATTTCGCAAGATCAACAAGCCACAGCTGATCAACACCATCAACAGCAAGAATCTTCATGTCGAGGTTGAGTTTGCTGTTGGCACCAAGCAATATCTGATTCGTCGTGGTATCAAACCAACAATCTTCGAAATCTGGCAGGATGAAGTGCTGCTCAATCAGGATGCAGCTGCTCGGGACTATCAAGAAGTCCTCGAGAAAACTATTCTGAAGTTGAACCACAAGAGTTTCTGTCAGATTATTATTCTTGGCTCGTCAACCTTTGTTCCGTTCATGCAGCTGCCGACTTGGCAGCGTCGTGAGATTATCGAAGACCTGCTCGATATTCAGATCTTCTCGACAATGAATACTCTACTCAAAGAGAAGGTGACTAAGAACAAGGCTGATGTTCAGGAAGTCAAGTATCAAATTGATTTGATCCAAGAGAAGATTGTTCTTCATCGTGACATGCTGAAGCGAATTCGCAAGAGTAATGATGATCAAGTCAAAGAACTTGAGAACAAGATTGCCGAAGCAGAGATTAAGATTAATGACTACGAAGCTCTTATTCAAGATAAGATGCGCGAAGAAATTGAGCTGCGCAACTCTATCGCAGACCAAGAATCTGCTACCAAAAAGCGCGAAACAGCAGTTGGGCTGGTGCGAGCATTGAATGACAAGATTAAGAAGCTGACTACTGAGATCTCGTTCTATCATGACAACGACAGCTGTCCAACTTGCAAGCAAGGCATCGCGCATGAGTTTAAAGACGAGACTGTTGAAGCCAAGCGCAAATCTTTGGTTGAGACTCAGGATGCACGTGCTCTTCTAGAAACTCAGCTAGCAGAAGTAGATGCGCGAGTCACTGTTATTGGTGGAATTCTTTTAGATATTGCTGCCATTCAGAGAAAAATATCTGAATATAATGGACATATTTCCAGCGGAAACTCCTATATAAATGGTGCGAAGAAAGAACTCGCTCTCCTCCAAAACAAAAACACTGACGATTCTTTTGAGGTTGCAGAACTCGAGAATCTTAAGGCTGAATGGAAACAGAAAGAGAAGCTTCGCGAAGAACTCCTTATTGATAAGGAAGTCTTTGATGTTGCGGCTGTTCTCCTGAAGGATGGTGGAATCAAAGCCAAAATCATCAAGCAATATATTCCAGTTATCAATAAGTTGATCAACAAGTATCTTGCGATTATGGAACTCCCAGTCGGATTCGAACTGGATGAAAACTTCGATGAAACAATCCGCTCAAGGTTTCGTGATGTGTTCTCTTATGCTTCCTTCTCTGAGGGCGAAAAGCAGAAACTCGATCTGGCCATCCTCTTCACATGGAGAGCAATTGCTAAGATGCGCAACAGTTCTAATGCCAATCTCTTGATCATGGATGAAATCTTTGACTCGTCTCTTGATGTGAATGGTATTGAACAGCTGGCTACAATTATTGAGAGCATCTCTGGCGACAGCAATGTTTTCATCATCAGCCACAAAGAAAGTATGATGGACAAATTCACCAATATCATTCGATTCGAGAAGGTGAAGGACTTTAGTAGGATTGCCGCATGAACCAATGGGTCGAGAAAAAAGACGACAAGTGGTATTGGTTCCAGCAGTATTCAAAAGAAGAAATGGTACTACTCAGAAAGTATCGCGTGGCAATCAGTAGAATGACAAAACTAAACTTTGATAGGATTATAAAATGAAATTGGTTGATAGTAATGATCCAGTTTTGAGACAAGAATGCGAGAAGTTTAACTTCATAAGTCCGCAATTAGATATTCAACAATTTTCCAACGACCTAATCGAAACCATGCATGAGAATCGTGGGTTAGGTCTCTCTGCCAATCAGGTTGGCATTCCCCTTCAAATCTTTACGATGTTCACAGAAACTCCTGTTGTCATCATCAATCCAAAGATTCTCGAAGTTTCAGAAGAAACAATTGAGTTGGAAGAAGGGTGTCTCTCTTTTCCTGGAGATCTAGTAAAGGTCAAGCGTCCTGTTTGGATTATTGCTCGATTTATTCAGGTTAATGGTAAAGGTCATACTCAAAGGTTTGAGGGTATGACTGCTCGGGTGTTTCAACATGAATATGACCATATGATGGGCAAGAACATGTTCGATCATTTGTCTAAGTTGAAACGTGAAATGTATTTCAAAAAGAAGATGAAGAAAGCGAATAATGGATAAATTGAAAACTACATTGAATTTGGTGGATGCTCTTCCTCCAACAAACTATAAATACAACGAAGGCGAAACTCTCAAAGAGATTAAGTCTTACGTCGATGCTACTTACGCTCAGCATTATTCCCGAAATAAATTCCAAGCAACAGAATTCATTATTGATGCTGGTCATGGCACTGGTTTCAATATCGGGAACATGATGAAGTACACGCAACGATATGGTCGCAAGGGCGACCCAAAAGAATGGCGAAAAGATCTTATGAAGGTTATTCACTACGCCATCATGCAACTCCACGTACACGACACTGAACATAAGGATTAATTATGGCAAAAAAGAATAAGCCTCTATCGGTATATGTCGCACTCGATCGCTCAGGCTCTATGTCTGGCGAACGATGGACACATGCTATCGATTCTATCAATGAATATATTAATGGTCTAAAGAAAGAAAAGATCGAAGGCAACGTTAACGTGACCGCTTTCGATACGAACGGCACTTCGGTGCGTCTCGAAGAGCTGGTAGAAAACCAGTCTATCGCATACTACGAGCCTCTGGCGCACGATGTAGTCTCGCCTTCAGGTATGACACCACTGTTCGATGCTGCAGCGAATGTGATGGATCGAGCACTCGAAAACAACGCCGAGCGTACTGTCGTTGTTATCATGACTGACGGCAAAGAAAACTCTTCAAAGGAATACAACCAAGCCAAGATCAAGGAAAAGGTCAAGCTACTTGAAAAGCTAAAGTGGGAAGTAGTGTTCCTTGGTGCAAACTTCGACGTATCTCAATACACAGCAGGTTCTGGTCTCGCATCTACTAAGATGCGTAACGTAGACTTCTCTAATCAAATACAACGTACTGCTATGCAAGCAGATCTCACAAGCTCAACTGTAGCTTATGCAAAAGCTGGCCAAGCTATCAATCTCAACGTCGACGTTAATTTAAAGGTATAATAAAATATGGAAATTTCAGTTGATATCAATCAATTACGCCAGCGATCACTTCTGGTTGCTGTCCCAATGTATGGCGGCATGTGCTACGGCAACTTCGCCAAATCCTCAAATGACTTGACAGCTCTTGCTGCTCATTATGGAATCCAAGTTCGATTCTATTATCTCTTCAACGAATCGTTGATCACTCGCGCTCGTAACTACTGCGCAGATGAGTTTCTCCGTTCTGATTGCAGCCATATGCTGTTTATTGACTCGGATATTACTTTTGATGCCAATGATGTTATCGGTATGCTTGCTCTGATGGCAGAAGAATCCGAATATGACATTATGTGTGCACCTTACCCCAAGAAGTGCATCAGCTGGGAAAAGATTAAGGCTGCTTGTGACCTCGGTGCTGCTGATCAAGATCCTAATGTTCTTGAGAAATTTGTTGGTGATTATGTTTTCAATCCTGCCAATGGCAAGGGCGAAATCCGTCTCGACCAGCCTGAAGAAGTTCTCGAGTCGGGCACTGGCTTTATGATGATTCGCCGTTCGGCTCTCGAAAAGTTCCGCGATTCGTACCCAGAACTGACATACAAGCCTGACCACGTTCGCACTGCTGCGTTTGATGGTAGCCGTGAAATCCACGTGTTCTTTGATGCTCTGGTTGATAATAAGCATGCTCAGATCCGTACAGAAATTCGCGAGTTCTTCAAGCAGAATCCAAAGGCCAAGCCCCAGGATGTTATTGACTTCATCGATGATGTTGAGAATTCTGTCTTTGGCCATAAGTATTCCAAGCGTTATCTGTCTGAAGACTATATGTTCTGTCAATGGGCACGTCGCGTTGGAATTAAGGTCTGGCTCTGCCCATGGATCAAGTTGGCTCACACTGGTTCGTATACCTTCGGTGGCTCGCTTGCTGACATTGCCTCGATCGGTGTTTCGGCAACAGCTGATCCTGCCAAGCTAGGAAAAAAGGCTTGACATTTTAATAAAAGTATAGTATAGTGATTTTACCGTTGATTAATTATGGAGAATAATATTATGAAGTTAAGTGAAAAT